CTTTTTTGTGTGCGCGTGCGAAAAAAAAGGGAGGGGGTAAAATTTTGAGGAGGATTACGAAGTGAAGGGAACCGAAGTTATCGTGTGCATCGTAAAGGATTATTACATAGACCTGGACGGAAAAAAAACAAAAATATCCGGACAGAAATATTCCGGAGTTTTCACCGGAAAGGAAGCGCCTTATTTTGAAGGAGCTGTTTTTGACAAGATGCCTGACGGAAGCTATCAGCTGGGCGGGACCGTCTCGCTGAGTAAAGAGGAGTTTACTCAGAATGTAAAATTATGGATGCCGGCATTCTGATGGAAAAGAGAAAGACGGGCCGGCAGCTTGAACCTGAGATGCAGGAGATTCAAGACAAGATCGGGGCAGAAGCTTATGGCAAGCTTTATGCAAAGATTTACACAAAGACATTAAACAGCGGCAACAAGCGATATTCCGGAAAGCGTTACTGCAACACAAAAGAAAAGCTTGAAGCCATAAAAATGAAATATGCCAACGGTGTACCAGTTGGGGAAATTGAAAAGATGGTGCGAGGTGAAAAGTAAATGGGGAGACCACCAAAAAGCACAGAAGAACATAAAGCGAATGGAACTTATAAACCTTCCAGACACGAAGGACGCGGAATTTCGATTGAACCGCTTGAAAAGCTTCCGGCTCCGATAAACCTTTCGGAGAAAGCTGCAGAGAAATGGGACGAGCTGGTTCCGGCAATGCTTGAAGCTGGTCTTATATCAATTGTTGATACGGTAATCCTGAAAGATGCTTTTATAAGTTACGACATCGCGCAGGACTGCCTTGAAAAAGTGAATGTATACGAGAGTTATGGCGAATATCTGTCAAATCTCGACAAAATAAAGCAGATGAACCTTCTGGATGTGTATAAAGAGCACATGAACCGCTTCCATAAAATTATGATGAAGTTCGGTGTAACGCCAGAAGCAAGAACAAGAATGAGGGTAAAGCCAAAAGAGAAGGATGATCAGGACTTCTTAAAAGAGCTGATGGGGAACGGTTAATGAGTGAATATTCAAGAAATCTTGCAATTTTATTATGCAGTTTGACGGTTTTATTTTTGAGCATGATTGCAATGATTGCCTGCTGCCATGACAACAGGATTATGCAGCAGAACAACGACAGAATGAGGCAGACAATTGCAAATATGATGGAACAGCAGAAGGAACAGGCATCCGAAATCCGCCAGGTAAAGGCGGATACGGAGATCATCCTGAGGCTTACTGTTGATAAAGTTTATCTTGAAGAGGAGGTACAAGATGAATGAGAAAAAGGACACGGTGCCACCACAAGACACCGTATTACAGCGAAAGTGTGTGAACTGCGAGCACTATAATGTGGAATATCCGCCGCCTTTCTGTCTGGACTGCAGGACCGGACTTAACGACGATTATCGTAAGCCGGATTTTTTCAGGGCAAACACCGCCGCAATGAGAATAGAGAAAGCTGCAAAGCTTGGAGAGGTTGCAAAATGAAGCAGACAGAACAGAAAAAAAGAACAGCAGTTTACGACATAATGAATGTATCAGAAGAGCTGCGCCAGAAGGCAGAAAACTTTGCAAGTAGTGGCAAGACAAAAACAGAACGCAATATAAGGGCGGGCTGGTATATCGGCAAGCACAGAAAGGGGGCAGAAAATGACTAAAGACGAAATGAAAAACAGAATCAGTATGGCACTTAAAGACCCGATATTGCAACAGGGATTTGAGATTATCTGTAAAAACCTTGCCGACCTTGAAGGTTGCCTGCTTGCAGAACAGGAGCTTACACAAACCTTAGAAAAAGAAAAGTGTGAACTTCTTGGAATTATTCAAGAGAAAGATAAAGCAATAAAAAAACTGATTGCAGATATGGCAGACCTTGAATGGCAGTTGCAGGAAGTTGCAAAAGATAATGACTATTACCAAGCAGAAAACAAAAGACTTGAAGAACAGTTTGAGAAAATGAAGAACTGTTGGAACTGTAAAAATTGGAATTGGAAACACGGTAAATGTCAGAAGAAATTGAAAGGCGAATGTTTTAAGGCGAGTAAATGGGAATCAAAGGAGTAGCAGAATGAAAACTTGTAGTAATTGTTGCCACAGCCATGAAAAAGGATATTATCGGTTCTGGGGTATTAAGAAATTCTTCTCTGATTTGAAGATATGCCTTAAATGCCGACTGATAAAAAGCCAGTGGAGAAGCAAAAGGTAGGGTTCCTAAACTAATGGAAAAGTATAAGTTTACCTATCTGAAATACATAAATGATGTTTCAAACTCCAGGATTCCAACTTGTAAGATGGTAAAGCTTGCTGTAAAGCGGCATATTAAGGATATAAAGGCGAGTGAAGAAGGAACCTTTCCTTATTATTTTGACCATAAGAAAGCTCAGGCGGCAATTGTCTTTTTTTCACAGCTGGTGCACACAAAGGGAAAACTTGCGGGGCAGAAGCTTAAGCCGGAACCATGGCAGCAGTTCATAATTGCGAGCCTTTACGGATGGCGCCGGAGAGATAACAATAAAAGACGGTTCCGCAGAGCTTATATTCAGATTGCACGAAAAAACGGTAAGTCTTTTCTTGCTGCAGGCGTGTCGCTTTATGATCTTCTTACGGAGCCAGGCGCGGAAGTCTACTCTGCAGCAACTAAAAAAGACCAGGCGCGAATTGTTTTTGAAGATGCAAAGAAAACTGTTCAATATTCCGTGGACCTTAAGAAGTATATTAAACCGCTTGCGCACTCTCTCACCTGTGCAGATGGCTTTATGAAGCCTCTTGCATCAGATTCAAACACGCTCGATGGTCTTAACCCTTCCTGCGCCATTATTGATGAATACCACGCGCATAAAACGACAGAGTTACTTGATGTAATAGAAACCGGTATGAGGGCCCGCCAGCAGCCTTTAATGTTCATCATCACGACAGCCGGAAACAACAGAAACGCTCCATGCTTTGAAGAATACGAAAAGTGTAAAAAAATGCTTGCAGATGCCAACGGCTACGAGAATGACGAGTATTTTTCTATAATTTTCGAGCTCGATAAGGGCGATGACTGGAAGAACGAGAAAAACTGGTATAAGGCAAATCCGAACCTGGGCGTGAGCGTTGAGCTTGATGCCATGCACACTGCTTTTCGTGAAGCTTTGCTTTCAAACTCAAGCGAGACAGCGTTCAGAACAAAGAACCTGAACGAATGGCTCAATGTTGCAGAAGTATGGATTAATGACCGCTCCTGGGCGCATTGCTTCCATCGTTATGCAGAGAAAAACCTCGAAGGGCTCCGTTGCTGGGGCGGTATAGACCTTTCAAAGCGACTTGACTTTACTGTATTAACCTGGTACTTCGAGCTTCCAAAGGGTAAGCGATATGCAAAGCATTACTTCTTTATTCCGGAAGGCCAGATAGACATTAAAATGAAGCAGGACTCTTACCGCATCCGCTCTTGGATTAAGCAGGGCTTTATAACTGCAACGCCAGGAGAGACGCAGGATTTTTCTTTTATGCTCAATATCATCCGCGAGGATGCCAAAAAGTACGACATTCAGGAGATCGCCTACGACCGCAACCTTGCTGAATATCTCATTCAGGACCTTGCTACAGAGTTCACTTGTGTAGACTTCTCTCAGTCTATTGTTGGAATGAGCGAGCCTTCCAAAGCCTGGGAGCAGGCAATTTTGGATAATAAAATTATAGACAATAATCCGGTTATGGCATGGATGGTAAGCTGTGCCACAGTAAAACCGGATGCAAACGGAAATATAAAACCGATTAAGCCGGACACGAACAAGACCAGCAAGCGCATAGACGGTGTTATTACTTCAATTATGGCAAATAACCGCCTTGAAATAGCTTTAGCAGACGAAGCAAAGGCACCGCTTAGCGTGGATGAGATGTTCTTTTAGTTCAACTGACTTTATTATTGTTGTCATACACGATTTTTAACTCCTAAAAAATCAGAAAAAATTAGTCCTGTGCCGGAAGCAATGCCTCTTGTTTCCGGCATTTTTTTTCTTATATGACATTATTAATATGAAAATTCTAGGATTGGAAATCCGTCGGGCGTCATTGCCAAAGATGGATAAGGCTTTACCGGTTGTTTCTCGGCCTGCAAATGGAAGCCTGTTTTTTATGCCGAATATGTCTCGCGCTGAGCTTATGAGCAATACAACTGTATCTGCTTGTACAATGCTCATTGCCGATTCTATTGCTCAGATGAGTGTGCATGTTTATAAGCGCACTTCTGACGGACGCATCCGCGATGACAGACCAAACCTTGCATATTTACTGAGAAAGCAGCCGAATTATTACGATGTACCGTTTACTTTTAAGCAGACTGTGATGATGGATTTGCTGTTAAACGGAAACGCGTTTATTTTTGTTGCCAGAAATGCTGATAACTCGCCGCGCAGTCTTACACCGCTTCCGCCGGAGCGCGTGAGAATCTGTTTTGATGACAACGGCGATGTTTATTATGAATACAACTACCAGGGCGAAATCTATAAATATCGTCCTGTTAATATGCTGCATATTCCGGCTTATCGTTTTGGAACTATAAGAGGAGTTTCACCGCTTGCTTATGCTCATCATGCAGCGCGTCTTGGTTTGACTCTGGATGAATATACAAACGACAGCTTTGACGGTGGTATTCATTCTAAGCTTCTTATAGAGGTTCCTGCAGATGAAAAGAAGTTTACTCAGGAAGATGCTCAGAAACTTAAAGAGCGAATCCTTTCTGCTTATGGCGGCCGCGACCATGCAAACGACCCTTTTATTGTTGCAAATGGAATGAAAGCAAGCTCGCTGGACCTGGCAAGCAATGCAGATGCACAGCTTACAGAAAACCGTACTTATTCAGAGCGCGAAGTTGCAAAGATATTCCGCGTTCCTCTTTATATGCTTGGAAAGGATGACAGTAAGTTTACAAATCAGGAACAGGCAAATACATTCTTCCTGCAGCATACTTTGAGCCCTTGGGTTGTACGATTGCAGCAATATCTGGACCAGCTTCTTACTTATCCGTTCCAGAGCGACCATTATGTAGAGTTTGACACAGATACAATGCTCCGTGCAGATTACAAGAGCCGCATGGAAATGTATACCAAAGGTCTTACAAACGGTGTTTATACACCAAATCAGATTTTCGAGCGTGAAAATCTGCCAAAAACAAAGGAAACATGGGGAGATCAGCACTTTATGCCTGTTAATCTTTCCACTGTTGATAAGATCGCCGCACAGAATCCAGCAGATGCTGGCAAAAATACATCTGACACTATTAAGGAGGAATAACCAAAAATGGATGTACAGAAACTTATTAAAAGAATACAAGACGGCCAGCAGTATCGTGATATGGAGCTGCGGGCTGTAAAAAACAACACAGAAAAACCGGAATATCGTGTTTCCGGCTATTCTACAATGTTCAACCAGCCTTTTGTTCTCTGGCGCGAGAAATGGGGCGGCCAGGAATGGGAAGTACGCGAGCAGGTAGATTCTCACGCTTTTGATGAATGCGACATGAGCGATGTTATTTTCAATCTGAACCATGAAGGTCGTGTATTTGCACGCCTTTCAAACGACACCTTAAAGCTCACAATTGAGGAAAAGGGTCTTAAGGTTGATGCCTACCTTGGTGGAACAGAAGAAGGACGCAAGATTCACGAAGAAATTGAAGGCGGCTACCTTACAAAAATGTCTTATCGCTTTGTAGTTGAAGATGACAAGACAGAAGAGTTTACAGAGGGAGAAAAGCGCGTTGTATTACGCACTATAACCAAAATAAGAAAGCTGTATGATGTTTCAGTTGTCAGCATTCCAGCTGATGACCACACTTCTATATCAGCACGAAGCTTCTCAGACGGATTGATCGAGAAGATTCAGGCGGAGCGACTGGAAGCTGAAAAGAAGGAAGAAGCAGAGCGTCAGGCAGTTTTGGAAGCAGAAGCACGCAAACGCGAGCTTGAACTGCTTGAGAATATGTAATTTTTTTATTCCAGGGAGAATTAAACTATGGATAAGAAACAGCGCCGCGCACAGCTTATTGCTGAAATGCGCGAACTCAACGAGAAGGTTCTCGGTGAGAAAAGAGAGTTTACTGCAGAAGAAAAAGCTCTTTATGACGAAAAGGAAAAGGAGATGAGAGAACTCTCTGCTCAGATTGCAGCAGAAGAGCGCCAGGCTGCCATCGAAGGTTTTGTTTCAACTCTTCCTCTTCCAAAGGATGATGAAGGTCGTGGTGCACCTGATGATGATGCAAAAGAAGAATTCCGCAAGTTCCTTAAGGGCGAAAAACGCGATCTTACAGTCGGAACATCCGGCTCACAGGGAAGCGGTTACGCGCTGGCTCCTCAGGAGTTCTCTGACGAAATCATCGCTGCTATCGAAAAAGATACACAGATCTACAAAGAAGTAGACAAGATTCCGGTATCTGGTGCAGGTTCGCTTGGTATTCCTTACGAATCAACAGACGCATCTGATGCTTCTTGGACTCAGGAAGTTCCAAGCGAAGCAATTGCTGCAGACAGCTCATGGGCATTCAGCAAACGCGAACTTATTCCAACAGACCTTGCAAAGCTTGTTAAGGTTTCAAAGAAGATGCTCGCTTCTTCAGCTGTACCTATTGATCAGCTTGTTCGCAACAAGCTTGCTTACAAGTTCATGTCTGCTTTTGAAGCAGGCATCTTGACAGGTACTGGTTCAGGCCAGCCTCTTGGTGTTTTCACAGCATCAAGCAACGGTGTTCCAACAACACGCGACCTTGCATCAGACCGCTCTGCTTACAATGTAGCAAGCGGAATGGTTTGCTGCGCTGACGACCTTATCAAGATGAAGATGAAACTTCGTCCTGGTTATCGCAAAAACGCTGTATGGGTAATGCATACAGACATTCTTCAGACAATCATGCTCTTGAAGGATAGCGACGGACAGTACCTCTGGCGCCCAGGCTTGCGCGACGGTGAACCGGACACCATTCTTGGTATGCCTGTAGTTGAAAGTGAGTTTGCACCAAACGGCAAGCACACAAACAACTATGTAATCGTTCTTGGAGACTTCAAGGACTATTACAAGTTCGCTTACTGGAAGAATGTTGAAGTTCAGGTACTCGTTGAAGCTTTTGCAACAAAGAACTGCATCGGCTACCTTGGACACACACTTGCAGACGGTATGCCTGTTCTTGGTGAAGCCTTCGTTCGTATGAAGGTCGGCGGAACTACTTCAACAGGTTCTGATCCTGCTACAGCGTAGTAAGAAAATCATAAGCTTTACAGCTTTTGATATAAAACTCACTTCTGCCCAGATGTAAGTTTACCCTCGCTCCTCCGGCGGGGGTTTTTTATTTGAATTGACATTATTTATATGAAAGAGAAAAAACTGATGATTTGCGGTAAGGCGAACAGGCATCTGAGCGTTGAACAGATAAGGGAGCCTGACCGTGAAATATGGATGGTAGGGGTAGACGAACGCGAAGGTGCAGACAGATATTTTGAACTGCACGGCATAAAGGTAAAGCATCCTAATACAACTTACGAAATGCCAGAAGAAGTTTATAACCAGGGATTACCAATAAACAATTCCATAAGCGCAATGCTGGTTTATGCATGGCTTTTGGGTTATACGGATATTTCAATCGTAGGAGCTCCTATGGTTGCCAATGATGAATATGCGCAGCAGAGGCCTGCAGTTGCTTTTCTTGTTGGTTATTTTGCGGGGCTTGGCTTAAAGCTTGCCTGGGACGGCATGGTAGAAAACAACAATTATGGAAAAGGTAAAAAGCCAAATTTTTAAGGAGGATAAAAATGGCTAGTAAAAAAACAAACACAAAGGCGGCAGAACCTGAGCAGAAAGCAGTAGAAACTGCTGATGAAAAGAAAATTGAAACTGCAGAAACAGCAGATATTCAGAAGGTCGAAAAGGTTGAAAAGAAGCGTCCGGTTGTTGAAGCCGGCGACTATTTTCGTCATGCAAAGGTAAAAATGCTTGATTTGTTGTGCGCACCTTATGGAACCTATCATAAGGGTGATATTGCCACAATTCCTTACAGGGATGCCGTGGAAATGGCTGCAGCTGGACGCTGTGAAATACTGGAGGACTAATAATGACATTCATTACAAGCGCGATGCTCCAGGCTTTTATGGATAAGACATGTGAGCAGAATGATACAAAGCCGGCAGGATACTGCAATGCGGCAATGGAACAGGTGCGCGATTATCTTGGATATGATCCGGAACAGCAGACATATACGCAGGAAATAAAAGGTGATAACGGAAAGCTTGTTGCCTTATGTGCATGGCCTGTAAGCACAATTACAGCATTCTCTATCGACGGAGAAATTCACAGTCCTGCAGAAGTAGAAGTAGAATCGGAAAACTACATCTGCTTTAAGGACGGTTCATCATTCCTCAAAGGTTCAAGATACCTTTTCACATTCACTGCAGGCTATCAGACAGTTCCTGAAATTATAAAGACAACAGCCTTACAACTTGCTTCACTCCTCTGGGAAAGCGCAGGCGGAAATCTTGCCGTAAGCTCAACAACTTTTGCAGATACCGGAAGCCGCGTTTTCAATAACTTTCAGGCAGACCGCTTCTTGAAGCAGATTGCACAGTATAAGCGCAGGTTCTAGGAGGTTTTATGGGAGATGAAAATAAAGACAGCCAGAGCCTTGTAGAATACCGCCTTACTCAGATTGAAAGCAAACTGGATCAGGTAACAACACTTTTAATGCAGACAAAAGAGCAGGAGCTCAGGCTTTCGAGTCTCGAAAAGAAAATCGACAAGAGTGTAGACCGCTGGCTTAATCCGCTTGTTGCTGCCATTGTTTCGGGGATTGTTGCCTTTCTTTTTGTAAAGCTGGGAGTAAATTAAATGGATCATCCACAAACCAAAGCAGAAGAACTTTCAAAATCAGTTACACCACAGAGACTTGAAGCCATAAGCCGTTACGGATGCTGCGCCTTCGTGCTTTTGTGGTGTCTTGGAATTGAGCCTGACGATTACCAGGCAATTGAAACTGTAAACGACCTTATCAAGGTAAAAGCCATAGAAGAGGACTGTACCGTAAAATGGGTAGAAGCGGTGCGGCATCTCACAGGGCGTAAGGTTACCGTTGAATTCAAGGATATTAAGGAATTGCGGGGCATCGTAGACCGCACTCCTGTGCGTTATGACTATAAAGGGAAAAGCCACTGGGTAGGAGTAGAAAACGGAATGATTAAGTTTAATCCGCTCGTTTACTCTCAGTGTGTAGAAAAAGGGCGGCCAGTAACTGCCCGAATAATAAAGCTCGCTAAATAGGAGGATATATGAAAAACATTTTAGTTTGGGTAGGACTTATTGTCCTTATCGCTGCTACAGCAGTCGGAGAGTTTACAGGCATTGCGCTTGCAGACTGGATTGAACTTGCAGGCTGGTCTATCGGAATGGCCTTGTGTGTTCTTGGAATTGTTTCAAAAGCAGAAAAGAAAGACTGGAAGCTCTATGTTTCCATCGTAGGTATTATTGTCGGTGTTTTCTTGCTGGCTCTTGCAGGAATCTCAAAAGACACTATTACAACAGTTATTACTGCAGTTTTTGGTCTTGTTGTGCTTATTATAAGTATTCTGCCAGCTTTACTGCCTAAGAAAGCTTCTGCCGGTAACTAATTGATAAGACCCGCCAAGCCTCTCGAAGAAGCTCACCCAGGCGGGTTGTTTTTTTTTTCGGAGGACCTATGGAAGAACAAAATATTCAATCCAAATCAGAGAACAAACTGACCAGCGCAAAAACCTTAAGCAAGATTTTTAAGGTTCTTGCAGTGGTAGGGATTATCGTATGCCATATTTTCAAATGGCTTGGAAAACTCAACGCAGAAAGCTCTGAAATCTGTTTTATGTTTGCGTGGGTTTACGGTCTTGGAGCCGGAACAATTGACCTTAATATCATGCTCGATAAGTTCAGGAGGAGCGAATGAACACTTTAACAATTGTTATTGCGGTTTTAACCATCTTTATTATGATGGCTGCCGTTATTCATTCACTGATCCAGAAGCTTAAGGAAAGCCGGAACATTGTAAAAGACCTGGAAAAAGAGCTTTCCAAGGCTCAGCAGAATGTCGTGTATCTTATAAATCATGCAGAAGAATTGCAGGAAATTAAAATAAACGAGCAGAAGCTCGAAGAACAGCTTGGAGAAGCGCAGGACGATGAAGAAGTTTATAACATTGTTAATGGCATTATTGATGCTAACAATTCTCTCGTGCAGAAGCACAAAGCAGACTGAAAAGGAAATAGTTTTACCGCCGAAGCCTGTGCGCAGGGAATTGAAGCCGGTTGAAAATGCAAAGGACCTTGCGCTCACACTTGTTTATTACGAAGCTCTGGTGCAGGAATGGGAGCTCTGGGGCGAAACTGTAGAGGATATTGTTTATGGCGAACGACCAGCTGATTAGAACACAGGTTGATATAGAGGATGTTGAAAAGGCTCTTGCCGGAACATCTAAAAGCTTAAAGTCCATAAGGAAAAGCGTTTTAAGGATAGCAGCCAAAGAAACTGCGAAGCGCGTAAAGGCTGCCATAAACACGAGCGACCTGCAGAGGCGCACCGGCGAGCTTTTGAAGGCCTATGTCTACAAAGTAAAGAAAGACGGCTCTGCAGCAAGCGTATTTCCGAAGGCCCTGAGCGGGAATGGGAACACGATCTTTCCGAAAGCCATGACTCTATCTTATGGACACGACGGACCGACTAAGAGAGCTTCGCACTGGCATATAGCACCGCGCGGATTTGTTCAGGCGGGACAGCAGTATGCAGAAAGCGGCGCATACATGGAAGAAGTGCAGAAAATGGTTAATAAAGAACTTGAGAAATACTGGGGGTAATAAATGGATCAGATAGCAGAAAATATTAAAGATTTTATTCTTGCAAATGTAAACGCGGAACTTCCGGGGCTTGCAGAAACAGGCCTTACACTTCCGGCAATTACAAAAGATAATATAGTTTTTGGAACCGTAGACCTGTCTCGTTATGAGGTGCCGGTTGTTGTTTCCATCCTTCCGGAAAATCAGGAGCCGGAACCAGGCTTTATTGACGGAACTTCGCAGAGGTCCGCATTCACGGTTACTTTCTTATTTCAGAAAGCAACCTATAAGGTATTAGTAAAAAGAATGTGCCGCTATGCCAGAGCCTTCTGGATCGCACACGCAAAGGAGCCTGACTTTGGAGACCTGGAAGAAAGCGTAATTACAAACATCCAGTATTATCCGGATACGGGAGCTGTAGCACAGCAGATGACAGCTTTTGAACTTACTCTTGATGTAATTACAGAAGAAAAGCTTTAGTCGTATTCCACAATATGACTTTATTATAAAACCAATTTAAGGGAGACTATAATTATGGTTAAGAAACATCAGATTGCACCGTTCTTGAACAAAGCAATTGACTCAGAAACAGGTCTTGTAAATAAAACAAATCCAAGCTGGATGCGTGTCTGCAAGACTGCTAGCTTTGACTTGAACATGAATCCAGAAACAGAAGAGCACGATTATATTTGCGATGAAAACCCTACAACAGAGCTCAAGAAATACAATCCTGCTTTCAACACTCCTCTTGTTATGTACGAGAACGATGATGATTACAAGTTTATCTTCAACAAGTTCTTCAAAATGCAGACAGGGGAAGAAGCAAAGAGCGAAATCCTTCTTGTTTTCTTCCAGGAGCCTGTAGACACAACTGCAGTAAATCACGCAAATTTTAAGGCTTGGAGATGTGATTGTACAATTACATTGAACGACCTGAACAGCGTTGATTCGACACTTACCTTTGATACAAATTTCAATGGCACAGTGAAGAAGGGATATGTAACCGTTACTACCGGATCTATTTCAGCATTTACAGAAGGCGATTACACAGTAACCCAAGCTCCTTCAGATTGAGACTAATGCTCTCTCTTGCCAAAGTAAAGCTTCCCGACTGCATTAATGTGGACGGGAAGCTTTTTCCAATTAAAACAGACTTCCGCGACTGGCTCAACTTTTCACGCGTTGTAAACACAAAAGGCGCAGTAATTGATGATGTAGATTTTATCTATCTCAACGAAGTGCCTCCTGCAGCTTACAAGAGAAAAGCGTTTGAAAAGATGCTTGAATTCTTCCAGCCTAAAAGCGAGCTTCCCCGCAAGATGCCTGGAGCATCTGCCGGAAAAGTGCTTGATTATGAGCTTGATGCTGACCTTATATATGCAGCCTTTATGGAGCAGTACAGAATTGACCTTATGGAGACAGACGAAAAAGGACATGCTGTGCAGATGCACTGGCATATCTTTTTAACGCTTCTCCAGGGACTACATAACACCAAGCTCAACGAGATTATGAGCTGGCGAGGATGGAAAGGGAACGCAAAAACGCCGGAAGGCAAGCTTATGCAGAGCCTTAAGAACGCCTGGGAGCTTCCTGCAGATAATCAGGGCCAGATTGACGAGGACCTGGAAGCTTTCAACGCTCTTTTTGAAGAGAAAAAATAACACAAAAAAACCTCTTTTTTCCAAAATAATACTTATATAACTGACTTTATTATAAATAATCATTTCATTTTTAAGAGAATATTATGGCCAAGAAGAATGTAACAATAAAATTTGACGCAGAGACAAAAGAAGCGGAAAGCGGCATCAAGAAGCTTGCCAACCAGCTCCAGAAGTCTGCAAAATCAATGAAAGCCAATGATATAACGGCTCTTGCTACCGGCTTTACTGCCGTAACAAAGGCTGCGAGTCTTGGTGTAAACGCTGTTAAGAAAGTAAACGAAGCCATTAAGGAAAACATAGAGCTTGCACAGAAACAGCAGAAGGCAGAAGTTCAGCTTCAGGCAGCCGCCAAGAATAATCCTTATCTGACAGATGCATCCGTAATTCAGCTTAAGAATTATGCAAGTCAATTGCAGAGCATATCTACCATCGGAGACGAAGAGCTTCTGCCGATGATGAGCGAGCTTGCTGCCGCTGGAAGAACTCAGACAGAAATTCAGGATATTATGCAGGCGGCCCTCGACCTTTCTGCATCCGGAATGATGAGCATGGATGCGGCTGTTTCTGCATTGAACGGTACGCTCCAGGGCAATACCGGAACTCTTGGAAAGCAGATAAAAGGCATTAAAGAGCTTACTGCAGAAGAGTTAAAAAGCGGTGAAGCCATAAAGCTTATAAAAGACCAGTTTGACGGAATGAGCAAGAGCATCACGGAGCAGACCGGAGGCTGGCAGAAATACAAGAACTCTCTCGGAGACTTTAAGGAGGCTCTGGGCACCGGCTGGGCAAACCTACAGAACTCCGTAGGAAATGTTTTAAGCGGCTTTTTTGACACCATCACAAGCAAGATGAATGTTGCAAAGGATAAGGCTGCAGAGTTCAAGGCAGAATTAAACCTTATTGCGCAGAATGATGATCAGGGCACAAAAGACACGATCCAGTCGGAAATAGACCTTCTTACCAAACAGAATGAGCAGTACGAAAAATATAAGGTTGTTTTAACGACTTCGCAGAAGGACTTCGTAAAAGGCGAAAAGGACAAGCAGGCACAGTTACAGAAAACTTATGACGCGCTCAACGCTGAGATGGATGCCTACATCGAAAAGAATCAGGATATGTCGCTTGGTGCTGCAGAGCTTATGGCCAATGCAGAATATCTTCGTGAAGAATTCATCAAGATGCATCCGGAAATCACTCAGGTTGAAGAAGAACTTGCCGCTCAGAATGTTGCAGTTAAGAACGCTTCAAAGGAATGGAAGAGCCTTAATGATGAAGCCTACGAAATGGGCTATACAACAACCGTTCTGGACAAGCGTATAAAGAGCAACACAGACAGAATTAAGGAGCTTACTCCAAAGCTTGAAGAAGCAACTCAGGCCGCTGCCGCTTTAAGTGCAGAAGAAAAAGCTCAGGCAGCCATAGACGCAAGAGACAAGCTCCGCGATGAATACGACAAGACCATCGAGAAGAAGAAAGAGGAAATCAGGCTCAGGAAACAGGCCGGAGAAGAAATAACAAGGGAAAAGGAAGCCCAGGAGCTTTTCAATACCGCCGTAAACGCTTATGTAAAGATGATGAGCTCGGAAGAGTTCAAGGGCAACAGCGGAAACTACAGCCATGAAGTAAAGGCTCGTGCACAGATAAAAGAATGGGGCGAGCAGGCTAAGGCTAATCTTGAAGTTATTGAACAGGTTGAAAGCGCAACCGAAGAAGAAAAAGAGAATGTCTGGGCCCATTATGAAGAGCTTGTTGATGCATGGCAGATTGAACAGAAAGAGACCCTTGAAGCTCAAAAGACCATGCTCGAAGTTTATGCATCCTATCTTGACTCAAAGGCAGAACTTACAGAGCAGGAAATTGCAATGAAGGAGAAGCTTGCCGAAGCTCAGAAGAACATCGACGAGGAAATCCTTAAACAGCAGAAGGAAGCAGCTCAGGCACAGAAAGACCAGATTGCAACAACACTTTCCAATATTAGCGATTATGTCCAGCAGTTTGCAGATATTTCGGGGCAGATTACAGACCTTGCCCGCCAGAACAACGAGGAACAGACCCAGGAAGAGCTTGCAGAAATCTCAAAGCAGTATACGGACGGACTTATCTCTTACGAGGAATACTGCGAAAAGAAGAAGGAAATCGACCGCAAGGCTGCGCGTGATGAGTACAGGCTTAAGATGTGGGAATGGTCCGCAAGTCTTGTTCAGGCTACTGCAAACATTGCAGAAGGCGTTTCAAAGGCAATTGCTCAGGGCGGTCTTGCCGGCATCATCACGGGTGCACTTGTTGCAGCTTCCGGAGCTGTTCAGATTGCGGCCATCACAGCAAACAAGCCTAAGGCTCCAAGCTTCGCAACCGGCGGTATCGTTCCAGGTACAAGCTATTCCGGAGACAGAGTTCAGGCAAATGTAAACTCAGGCGAGATGATCTTGAATGCACAGCAGCAGGCAAACCTCTGGAAGATGGCAAATACCGGAGGCGGTGGCGGTGTAGTTAATATGCCGGTAACTATCGAGAACAACGCAAGCGATAAGGTGAGCGCATCGGCACAGCTTACACCGGAAGGCCTGCGCATCATGGTTAATCAGATTGTTTCATCTGAAATGGAGAGGGGAACTTATTCCCAGAGCATGCACATTGCACAGAGCCGTGAAAACGGAGTGAGTATTTTATAAGGAGACGATATGACAGTATATACATGGCCAGGCACAGTTAACACAAGATTTTATTCAGGCAATGACAAGCCTGTAGAAAATACAGAAGAGGTATCTTTTCTTTCGGGGCGCCGTGTTGCATGGCAGATAAACACAAAAAAGCTTATGTCTTATAAGCTTAAGCTCCAGCTTACACACTCAGAGCTTGCAACCTTCTGGACATGGTTTAACGACACTCTTGGACAGACAGCAGGCGCTTTCACCTGTTCTGCAATAGGAAACGGTGTTTACAAGTTTACGAGCCTCCCAAGTCCTGACGATACCGACCAGCAGACAAGAACGCTTTCTATGGAAATTCAGGAGGTATATTAATGAGCCTTACTGCATCCCAGATTTACCGCATGTTTTTTGACGGCGGAAACTACGCCAAACAGTACCTTATTGAATTAGATCATCCTGTGGCAGGAACGCTGCGCTTCGTAAACAATAACGAGAGCGTAACCTTTGACGGACAGACCTACGCTCCTGCAAACTTCGACTATTCAAGACCGGATTCCCTGGGAGGCGGCGGTTCCTTAAATATTTCTGCAATAGACAATGCTGACCTTGTTGCGTGGGTAGATCAGGCAGACTACCGCTATGAGCTCACCGTAGTTGGAATTATAAACGGCTCGGAAGTTCAGGAGATCAAGTCTTATAAGCACTTCTACGGCTCCGTAACGATGGGAGACAACAACGAGATGAGCTTCACGCTCGAAAACGATGGCCGCCTTGATATGCAGTTCACCGTTTACAAATACGACACGGACCTGAACAAAGGAAACGCATGATAGATGTATCAGACCTTATCGGCATTCCTTATAAGGACGGAGGGCGGGACAAATCCGGCTACGACTGTTACGGATTATGCATCGAAGTAGAAAAGCGGATGCACCGCCGCCTTGAAGATGTAGTCTACGAAAACCACGACGAAGCTCTTGCGAGCCTTTACGCTCCCACCTTAAACCTTAAGGAAACTGACTTTATTAAAGAGGGCACGCTTTTAGAGATGGAGAAAGCCGGCGAGCTTCATATAGCAGTTGCTCTGGATGAACGCACAATGATACATGCGACCACAAACCAGGGTGTAAAAATCTCTCCTATCTACACCAGAATGCTCAAAAATACATACGAGGTACCACAATGGGAAGAATCAGCGTCTTTGACACACTGACCGCCAAAAGCGAAACAATTACAGCCAACGGAAAGCTTAAAGATATATTTCCAGAAATCAACTTTACGCACTCACTTGTCTTAAAGGCAGGCTCAAGACTCGGCGGAGATTACGAAGTCCAGCCGGAAGATGTTCTTTATGTTCGTAAGGTTCCGGCTGCCGCTACTACCATTGCAACAATTGCCATAGTAACGGCAGTCGTTGCCGTGGGCGTTGGTGTCGGTGCTGCTATACATGCTGATCAGAAATCAAAAGAAGCCCAGAAGGAGATGGAAAAAGCCCAGCGCAATGCACAGAATATGGCGCAGCAGGCAACCCAGCTTCCGTTCATCCGTGGTGCCAAAAATAAAAATGCGCTTGGAAATCCGGTCCAGTTCATCATGGGAAGCGTTTATAACACTCCCTACAACCTTACAAACGGATTTTACAGCATAGACGGAACAGACGGCGTTAATTCATACTATAACGCTGTTTTCTCTGCAGGTTACGGCTCTCAGAAGATCACCGACATTTTACTTGGAAACGAAACTCTTGTATCTGATGCGGATGGAATATCCGGAGAGGTTGAGTTTGATTCCGAAGTTTACGAAGGACGCGCAGAAGTAAGACAGCCTGGTTCTGACATGACTCTTGCCAACTGCAATTATAAGGTAAGCTCAACCTATTCAGGCGCAGAGCTCAAGCACGAGTTTGGAGAGGATGCAGTTCCGGTAGTCGTTCAGGCTGCAAGCAATGCAATGAAAATACAGGTCTGCATTGCTTTCTCATGCCTGCGCTCTTACGATCCGGAGAATGAAGAATGGGGCGAGAGAACTGCAATTGTAAGGCCTTACTGGAGTAACGACGGAGGAGAGACCTGGACAGAGTTTACCTTCGACGGTTCAGACAGCAACACCTTCGTAAAGAATTCAAACAAGACTATCCGCTATGTAGCAACAAAGACTTTCACGGCTTCTGAAAGCTACGGAAAAGACATACTCATAAAAGTAGAAAAGGTAACTCCAAAGGCAGAGTCAAACACACAGGAGGACTGCTGCCTCTTATGGTACCAGACATTCTGTTATGATGCATCCACATCTTCTTCAAGCTCACTTGAGCCTTGTTATGTTGTTGAGGACCAGCTTAAAGACAAGATTACACGCGTTGCATACCGCATCATTGCAAACGATTCAACAGAGAATATGCTCGACGAGCTTCATATTCTTTCTCAGGGCCTTGCACGAACCTGGAGTAGTAACGCCTGGAGCGAAACAAAGTCTCCTACAAGAAACCCTGCAGACTGGCTTTTGGAAATACTTACCTCGGATGTTCACTCTCCTTCACAGTTTGATGATGAGGAGCTTTATCTTCCATCCTTCGGAGCCCTGCACGAATACTGCGAGACAAACGGATTTTACTGCGACGGCATTGTTTCAGAAACAGTAACGAAAAAAGCCCTTATCGAAAAAATCCTTACAATATGTAACTCAACCCTTATCATAAACACAGACGGACTTTTGGAAGTGCGCACCGATAAGGAAGAGGTAAACCCTGTAGCGCTTTTGAACAGCGAAAACATCATCTCTATGACCTGGAGCAAGAGCCTTGCGCGTAAGCTTGACGGAAAGAAAGTAACCTTTACAAACCGCGACAGCTGGACCGTAGACACTTTCTACTCAATGCTCGACGGCGGCTCTTACGACTACTCTACAGACAAAGTGGACACGCTGGCTCTTGACTATGTAACAACCTATTTACATGCCTACAAGATTGCACAGCGTAAGCTTCGCGAGATGCAGCTCATGCCTCAGACAATGGAAGTAGATGTAGGAAGCGAGGGAGACTACTATCCGCTTTACTCAACTATCCTTATGCAGCTTCCACAGCTTCTGCAGGGACTTCGTTCAAGTGTAATCAAGAAGATATACAAGAACACCTCAAATGAGATTACTCAAATCGACATTTCCGATGCTGTGGATTTTGTTTCCGGTTCGCGCTATGGCGTTGTAATTCAGGCAACAAACGACTACGGCTATAAGCTTATCTCTGCAGAAGTAACCGGAACAGGCCAGACAAGAAGGCTTACTTTCTCAAGTCCTCTTGCACCGGATCAGAGCGGAATTGTACCTTCTCTCGGCAACCATCTTTCTTTTGGTCTTTTGGATTCCGAACAAGGCTTTTCAAAAGTTACTCACACAATGAAAATATACGGAATAAAGCCTAACGGTAAGAGCGGGTATGTTCTTACTCTCCGTAATTATGATCCGGAAGTTTACTCTTATGGCGGCTCTATTCCTGAATATAACAGTAATGTTACAAAGCCGCAGAACCCTTCGCGCGGAGTCTCAATTGACGATGTATTAAATGCACAGAGGAACTTGCGGGGCGAGATGATTACATCCATAAATGCAACCGTAGAAAATCTTTATGCAAATCATATCGTAACGCTCTATAAGGAATCAGATCAGGTTCTTTCGGGTACAGGAATTACAAGCGACCTCATCTATAATTTCCGTACAAACGGTGTAAGCTGGGATGGTCCTGGAAGTAATGGCTGGTCTATTACAATGCCGGCAAATCCTACAAATCAGGTATGGGTAACAAGCGCAACAGCTTATGGAAAGAGCGTAACAGACAGCATCGAGCCGAACGAATGGGCAGAGCCTATTGTAATGGGCTTGAACGGTTCCAACGGTGTAAATACTGCCACAATTCAGTTATACAAGCGCTCGGTAGATGCTCCGGCACTCATTCCGGCCACACTTACATATTACTTTGCTGATGCAAGAATTGTCTGCGGAGACTTCAACGGATGGAGTACATCTGTTCCGGATGTCCGCGAAGATGGAAACCCAGTCTGGGAAATTCACGCAACAGCATTAAGCACAGGCGCATCGGATGTTATTGCAACCGGCGGAACCTGGGAACAGAGCGGATGGAGCACACCTTCCAAGATTACTCAGGATGGACTTACAGAGCAGGATGTACTCGACCTTATCGGCGATGTTCAGAATGAAAGTCCGAATGTGTACGCATATCCTACAGCCGGAACAATTGCAGTAGATAGCGAGGGTATAGTTCCGGTTACACAGACAGTAAGCATGGAAATCCGCGTTGTACAGAACAACGAAGATATAGATTTTACTTTCGGACAGATTACACCGCCTTCCGGAATTTCGGTTTTAGCAGACGGTCATGTTTTAAGAATTACAGCTGCAGAAGGTACAAGACTGCAGACATCTTATATTGATGTTCCTGTAATTTTCAGAAGCTACAGAAACAATGATTATCTTGTTGATGAAGATGGAAACCCTCTTGTATGGTTCTCTTGCGAAGATCAGCATTATTACGGGGCAATAAGCTCGCTTTCAAATCTTCCTGCATCACAGAGTAATTCATGGTTCTTATGGAGCGGAAACGACACACAGAGCGTTCCAGAGCTCGTTGAAGATGGAGTTTTCAAAAAAGACACTTACTACACTTATGACAGCAAGTGGGTAAAGGCAAGCATGATTCCTCTGGGAATTGAAACAGAAGCCGTTGAGGATTCAAGATACACAGTCGCATTCACATTAAGTCCTATCCAGGGCGGAAGATATGCAGGCCCTGTTTCTTCAACTTCAAACATTCCTGCATCTCCAGTTATAAACGACTTCTTCACATGGACCGGAACAGATCAGACATCTTATTCCGGCGTTCAGTACGGAGTTCTCCTGACCGGATGCTGCTATAAGTGGACCGGCACACAATGGGTAAAAGACACCGGAGACCTTCACAGAGCTGTTGCAATGAAGGACTTGCTTTCTGTAGCAGAAGCAAAGCTCGCCGCAAACAATTCCGACATAATCTCAATGGTCCGCGAATTGATCGCCTGGAATGTCGTTACAGAGAATATTCAGGTAACTGGTGAGGCTTTAATTGATTCTGCAATTGTCAATAATCTGACAATCGGAAAACAGTCAGAACAGACAGGCTCAATTGCAAGCTGGAACTTCGACTCAACTCACGGCTTCAAGTTCGATGTTGATGGCAAGCTTTATGCGAGAGAAGCAGTAATCTCAGGAGATATAACTGCAAAGTCATTTATTCTTGGGGAAAATGCTACAATTACAAAAGGAACAGATCAGAGCGGTAGTTCTTATTTTGGATTAGCGGCAAATGGAGCTCTTAAGGTTAGAAATATAAATGCTCTTAGTGGTAATTTTACAGGAAATATTACTGCAAATTCTTTCACACTCGGCGCAAATGCAACAATAACAAAAGGAACTGATCAGTCCGGACATTCATATTTTGGTCTTGCTGCAGACGGAACTCTTAAGGTAAGAGATGGTCTTTTCCAAGGTGTAGTACAAAGTGAGAATTTCCAGCTTGGTGTTTCTGGATATAAATTAACATCAGATGGTTATTCTTTTATGAATAGTTGTTTATTTGCACATGACTTGGAGCTTCCGGTCCTGACAAACTGGGTAAATGATATTCAGGATGTCTCAATAGATATGGATACAGAATCTTCTTCTACAATAAAAAATAAATTAGATGCCCTGATAGATTCTTATGGTATCCCTACTTATACAAGTGATCCAAACGATAAGTATGTTTATGCCAATATAGTTTCCACAGACCCTTCCAATGTGTATGCAAATTACATATCTGCATGGGATGTTAAAGAGAAAATGTGTCATTACTTATGTAGATATACATCAAACAATAAGATTTATTATGTTATCGGAAACAAAGAGCAGGTATCTATCATAAGTATCGAAAGAATTCTGATTATGGTTCAGGATGGAGTTCCTTATAAGAATATTTCGAATGATGGTAGTTCTAAATTATTGATAAATACAATTAGTGAAAGCTCAGAGTGTTATGGACATATTTATTCTCGCGAGTATATACAAGCTCGAAAAGGTTATCTTGTTAGAAAGAGAGGAAAATTGGATGGTAACGATTCCCAGATTAGTAAAAGAGGGGAATTGTTTGATTTATTAAATAGAGTTCTTACTCAAACCGAAGCAGGTAGAGATGGAATTACATTATGGATAGAGGAAGAGGATAACTACGGAACTCTTTTTAGAGAAGCAGCTATATGTACATATAAAGATTCAACAAAGCAAATGATTATGTTATATTCTGATTCTCATCCTTATGGTGCACAGTTTGTACAGGGAAGTACAGAAGCAACTCCTATAAGATATATATATATCTAAATAACCGGACGGTTATAAAAATCCTAAACTTGAACACATTACAACACTTACAAACGAAGATTTAAATAATATTAGAAGCACAGGTATTTATGCTATGTTCAATGTTGATAGTATAACAAATAAACCTAGTGGAAATAATATGTATAACAACACGCTTGTTGTAATAGATGTTGGTAATCAAAGAGGTGTGCAGTTATTTTACAGTTCAAATACTCAAACAAGCTGGATTAGGTTCTGGTATTATCCTAGTGGTGTATGGACTTTTACAAACTGGAAACAAACATCTAATTAAAATAAATATATAATTTAATCAATACAGTAATTTATACAAACTCCGCCATCCAAACTTGAATTATTTAACAAAGGTCTCATAAATATTTCTCCATCTGTATTTATGTAAAATAAAACAACATTGTAACCGTACATACCTACTGAAGGATAGGAAGCAGATGGTTTGTATTTATTTATGGTTGCTATTTTATATGTGTTTCCATTTTGTACAGCCTCTGAATAAAGAAATCTAAATGTCAAACTTACTTGTTTCCCGATTTTATTTGAAACATTTTTATCAATAGTAGTGTTTGTGGCGGCTGTTACTTCTATGTCATCTACAGTAGTCTGCTCTTTCCATTCACCAAAAACCCAAGAAGCTAATGATCCTTGTTTATTTCCTGTTCTTACATAGACTTTATTAACATTATTTGTAGTTGAATTTAAATAACATTTCTGAATTATTGATTTATATTCTGTATTAGAATAATACTGTATTGAACTTTCTAACCAACACCCTTCCTGCTCTGGGATATTAGATGCAGAACTACCTAGTAAATATCTTCGAGTTTCAAAATTATCTGGAATACAAAGGTTTGCATCGTTATATTCCGTATATTTAAAAGTTTTAGTCTGTATGTTTGTACCGTCCGGTTAGTTTTTATATTTCCAGAAGTGTAAAGTTTATATTTTTAGAAACACTAACACTTAGAACTAGATTACTTAATGATGCTGAAAAATATTGTTCTGATACAACAGAAACAAGGTTACCACCATAACTTGTCGGAGTTACCAAGTATAACCCAGAATCATTAGCACTTGTCTCTGCCGATGTTATAATCAAATATTTTTTTGTTGCTGTAAGATTAAAAGTTATAGTCCCTAGAGATTGAAATAATAATCTGTTCTCAATAATTTTTGGATATTTTGAGAACAGATTTTTACCGTCCGTATAAATGAATATGACTTTATTATACACATGAATATTATTTTAACCTTAACACCAGAAGAATATAATCTCGTTCATAAAGGCCTTTCTAAGCTTACTATTGAGGAAGGCCTGCCGACATTAAACAAAATTATAGGTCAGGCACAGGAACAGCTTACAAAAAAGGCAGAAGCAGTAAAGGAGTTAGAAGATGGCCGTAGCTAAACAGTTTCAACAGTTAGTAAAGATTACAAACGGAACAACAGCAGAGACAGATGTAAAATTATCTGATCCTCTTGCTATGCAGCATATTGATATTTCAAGCGGTGCAAACTCATTGAATCAAATCTCCCTGGCTCAAAGCATGTGCCAGCCGGTTGCAGTTACACCAAATTCAACTCCAAGCGGCGGAGCTTACACAGCAACCTGTTCAAATTATCCTGACTTCTCTCTTACTTACACAGATAAAAACGGAAACACTCATTACCTTGTCGGAATGAAAGTCCGTGTAATTTTCACAAAGGGAATTGCTTACGGTTCTGTTTCCGGAGGAACTTATCCAACTCTTAATATCAATTCCAGCGGTGCCATTCCTCTGCTTGCTCAGGGCAAGACAATGGCTGCAGGAGCTGCAGTAGATGGCCAGTCGCTTGAATTAACTCTTATTCCTTACGGAAATGGCGTTGCCTGGGATGCAGATTCTAATGTCCGCGAGAGCACTTCTGATTATACCATCTATACGGACGGTTTTAAAAGGGTAAATACATTAACAGAGAATAGTAAAGATATGATTACCAGCGGAAGAGTATATCAAGAGTTCGGAACATTGGGTAAACAAATCCAATTATACAATGGTGTTACTTATGACGGAGAGCATAAATCTCTTAGTCAAAGTTTTAAGAACTTCCGTTATATTTATATAGGCTTGAAAACAAATACAGAGACAGACTATATATTACTTCCAACGGTAAATATACAAAATGGAGATGTTTTTTGTAGAACAATGATGCAACACAATAGTTTTGGTCAAATTCCATTACCATTTGCATATCAATCCAGCATAAGAATTACTATTATTAATGAGACTGAGTTCTATGCACAAGCACAATATAATAATGTGAACTGGATATTAAAAGTATTTGCTATATGGGGATTAAATTAGTTATTCTTCTACAAAATCCAAAATAAAATATAAAGTAAATGAATATGCAATAAAAGAACTAGCTAAACTTACAGAAATATTATTATCTACATGATAGAAATGAAGTTGCCAGTCACCAGCCCAATCTCCATTACTCAGGAATTGATAACGGTTATTATTAAATAATGAAGTAAACAAATCAACTTTAATTATTAACTGGTTGCTGCTTACAACATTATTTAAATTAAATGATAAATTGCTTCCAGCGGTATAATCATAAGTCATAAGTTTCCTATAGATTTTTTTTCCATTTCTCCATTCACCTATGACTTTTGGTGTAGTTGTTATTTCTCCACAATATGCTAATCTTTTCGAGCCGTCCGTACAAAATACCAACCAAAATCTATAATATAGCTGGAGGTATTATTATGGTATACGGATATATCAGGGTATCGACGAGCTCTCAGACAATTGAGAATCAGAAGATACAAATTAAAAAATATTGTAAAGAGAAAAGGCTGCATCACATCCAATGGATCGCGGAGACAATTTCCGGAACGAAGGAACCGCAGAAGCGGAAGCTCGGAGAACTCCTGGAGCAAATCGGCGAGAACGATATAATCATCGTTACGGAAATCTCCAGGCTTGGCAGGTCTATGATAATGATTATGAATGTTCTGGATGAATGTCTCCGGAAGAAAACAAAGGTTGTTGCAATTAAGGAGTGCTTCACGCTCGATGATTCAATTGCATGCAAAGCTTTAATGTTTGCTTTCGGTCTGTCTGCAGAGATAGAGCGAAGCCTGATAAGTGAGCGCACCAAAGCTGGACTTGAGCGTGCACGCAAACGAGGGAAGCGCATCGGCAGGCAGCCAGGAGAGAAGCCGCATTACTTCAAGCTTACTCCTCACAAAAGAAAAATAAAGCAGTACATGAAAGAAGGGCGGAGCATCAACAGTATGGCCAGAGAGTTCGGTGTAAAGTGGAAAACGATGCGGGACTTCTGCACTGTAAATATTTATGTAAAACCGTTGCCGCCTCTTACCGTGGAACCGCGCAGACACGGGCATCCAACCAGGCGCGAGCTTGATTATTTCCGGAAACACAAGATTTAAAGTGGTACACAAAAGTGGTACACAAACGCTGAACACTGGCGAACAGCCACGAACAAAAAACATTGAAAAACACATAAAATCATTGTAAAATAAGCAAATATTAAGGTTTACGCACACATGCGAACTGATGTGAACAAGATTTTACGAAACTCCTAAGCAACAGGTAGTGCGTTCGAGTCGCATCGGAATCAACTCGTAAATGCTTATAATATAAGGATTTACGCGCTTTCTTTCTTTTTTGGGTCCTGAAAGAAGGCAAAAAATGCAGAGTGGTACACAAAGTGGTACACAAATGCATAAAACCACCCGCCGAAAGTGTGCAGTGCAAACCTTAATAAATTAAAGGAGTGCAGCACATGCAAAAACTACCATTTTCTCTCACAACAAGGGACCGATCTCCCTACTATTATGTTCGTTTCCGGAACGAGCGCACAGGCAAATTCATGTCGTGGCTTTCCACAAAAGAAAAGACTTATAACAGAGCTCTTCGCAAAGCCTGGGACATGTACAACGAAAAGTCAGACAAGCTGGATGCAATATCACTATATGATACGCTCCGGAA